TGTAATTGTACAGCTATGCATGTTCGTTTTCCAATTCATAATATTTTGGGGCGGAATCTGAGTCTATATGGGCCAAGTCATTTGACGACTCATAGAAGACAGGTTTCGTCTTTGTACTCAACAGAATGCATTAATTGGGCACCGTATACTTTACAGTATGAAAATGGATTATTAGATTCCATTCAAACCGCTGTTCCCCTATTTTATTCAAGTTTGCGTGATGATGTTTTGCTTGATGATGGTGTTAGAAGGGGTCTGCCGGATTATGATATTTTTGCGGAGTGTTTTAGTCGGACTGAAGGCTATAGCATTGTATCCAAGGTTTATCCTAATCACAGTGGTTTTGAAATTTGGAAAGATAATTCATTGACGTCTGTATTAGTATCACATACGGATGGAAATCCGTTTATTATAACTGATATGACAGGGAACTTAATCGGTGACCTGTTTGAAGAAAATATTACACTGGATCCTTATCGTTCTTTGGACGGTATGGTTCCACGCAACAGCGGTGGTTACATGTCAGAAATTTCAACTGACGTGGGAGATAGTGGAGATGAAGGATATTTATTTGAGCCTGAATCAACACAATTTTCTATGATCCACGTAAAAAAATCATGGTTTATAAAACAAATAAAGCATAAACAATTCTCAAACTCGGAAATGTTTCATTATTCAAAGAACTTTTGGTCTTTGTCTATGAAAGATGTCAAGAAAATTAAATTACATATTGATGAATTGTATGTGCGCAAAAATATAAATTGTAGTGAAGCTTATTTATTTTATGACTTCTTTTTAAAACATAAGTATGGATTTAAAAGAGGTCAAGATGTAGTTCGCTACGTCATTTCGGAACGGAATCTTTATGGATATTCTCCAGAAGTTTTCGTACCAGGTGGTGAAACATATTCGGTTGATGATTGGGAAGATATGGAACCTGAAATATTTGGTATTTCTTTACCTACTTTTAAAATAGAACATAATTTAGTTCTTCCCCCCGAATTAACTGAAATGACAAATTCCTTAAACCGTATGTTTCCAGATTCGGAAGGTGGAAATAATGGTCCTTCTATGTTGGATCGCATATTTTCACTTGGTTATTTGGGCATTTCAACAGTGTATATAGCAAAAAAACATTCTTTTGAAGTATTTTTGTTATCTATTTCACAGCAATTGGCTGTACATTATGCCCATGTTGGAGGCTCTATTGGAACAGATATGCTTAATCGTCTTGCTGGTTGTGCTCACTTATCATTAGAATGTATTAGGAATAGCCTAATGTGGGTTTATAATTGGTTAAGGGGTGAAAGCACCTGGGAAAATAGAAGTGCAGATCCTGACTTGATGCAACCAGAAAATACTTTGGAGGACATAGTTGGAGATATATCCAATAATAATCCTTTATTTGCGTTATTTGGTATGGTATGGTCATGGATGCCTTTTAGTAGTGCAGAATTTTCCAAGAAAGGTGAGGAATATTCGAAAAAATTTGTGAACTTTATTAAAGGTTTACAAGGACTAAAAACAGCTTGTGAAATTATTCCAAAAATAATCGAATGGGCAGTTTGTCACGCCGTAGCTTGGTGGAAAGGATGCACATACGAAGATATTGTCTTAGCACGCCAATTTGGAGAAAAATATAGTAAAACACTCAAAGAAGCGCGTGAAATTATTGCACGTTTTGATGAGGATAACCTGGTTGCTTCCCCTGTAGTTAGTCAAAATATACAACGTTTATGGGAAGAATGTGTTAAGATGAATACGGATTTAGGGAAAAATTTACATCCTGCAGTATCTCGAACACTCCAATTTGTTACTAAGCAAATAGGAGAACTTAAGGATATTGTTGGGTGTCATCGAACCTCAGCTCGACAAAAAGCTGAACCAGTTGGTATTTGGCTTATAGGACAACCCGAACAAGGTAAAACAAACTTGTATAAGGATTTAATGAAAGCGGTATTTGCGCTTTTAGGTTTTCCTGAATATAAAGATTTGGATGTGTTTACACGCAATCCAAATGATGAATATTGGGAGAATTATTGTGGTCAACGAGTTTGTTTGTTTGATGATTGGGGTGCAGTCCGAGAAGAAGGTATGTGGCAGGAGGCTATTGCAGAAATGATTCGAATTATCAATTGTGCGCCTTGTCCATTAACAATGGCAGCACTTGATAAGAAAGCCAATACTTTCTTTTCTTCAGCTTTTTGTATATATACTACAAACAAAGGATTCACAAGCGAGGTGGCAAAAGTGCATCGTCCATAGATGCATTGTTAAGACGTCGCCATTTCCTAGTTGACGTAAAATTGGCACCTCCTTCTGAAGCAGATCAGCTGATTGAAGGAATTGACCAAAATCGTTGGATATTGCATCTGAGAAATCCGAGGAGTATAGATACTCCAAATGAAACGTTAACACCCATAACCTTCTCAGAGTTAGCTGTGCAAATAGCTAATAAATATTTGACCCATTACGCCAAATTTATGGAAAATGAACGTCGTCTTGCACAACAAGTTGATACTACGCTAATTCGAGCTAATACACCCCCGGAAGTTGTAGAGCGTTTTGATGCTTTGACACGACATATCCAAACGTTGGCTGAAGAACCAGTTCAACGTGCAGATATGGCTGTGCCGGAAACATATGAAGGTGAAATCGATATAGAGGACATAGTAATGGATACAATTTCAATTGAAAATCTCTCGGATTATACTTCAATGAGTGATACATTTCACAATTATTGGGTAGATATCAGTATTTATTTTGACAGATGTTCTAGAAATGTTAGAGAAACTTTATCTAATTACTTTTCGACACTATCTAGTCTGAAGGATATTGATTATAACCAAACTTTGTGTAATATGTATAATGCTATTAAAAACTTACCTGAAAGCATTCGAGAAGTTTTTACAGCGGCACTATATCGATTAACTACGTTGAGATTCTATAGAGCTAGAATGAATTTGGGACCTTTAAAACAGAAATTACAAACTTTCTGGGATTATTGGAAAAAATTTGTTCAAGACTATAGTGGACCTCTTATTGTAGGTATATTTGCAGGTGTTTCGGCAATACTATTGCTTTTTAGAAGTAAAGTGTTACCAGTAACATCAGAATCAAATTACCCACACCGAGAAGGAAATTTTGTAAGAAATCAACGTATTCGGAAACAAAAAGCATTTCGAAAAACTTTACACAAGGAGGCACCCAAGTATCAAAACAAGGGACCTAAAGGCAAAGGAGGAAATATGTATGCACAAAATGTTGAGATTCCGCAATTACAACATGTTTCAAAATGTGTTGATTCAATCATTCGTACTAATATGGCTATATTATGGAATGGTAAATTGTGTAATCAAATCATTTTCGTGGCAGGAAAGACAGCACTTACTACGAAACATACATTAGATAATGTGCCTGAGGGAAGCCTTGTTACTGTGATGGGTTGTGGGGCCGGAGTACCAAAAATGATTTGGCAAGGAACTTTGGATGAGTTAGAAATTCATACACATCCCACCAAAGATGTGGCATTAATAACTTTTCCAGGAATTCAAGACAGATCACAAATTACAAAGTATTTCCCACGTGACTCATCAGAAATTACCGAAGGAAGTGCTTGGTTAGCAGGTATTTCATCATCCGTAGCTGAAAAGGACTTGGAGCGATGTAAAAATGAAGCTTTTACAGGACAACTTATTCATATTGATAATATAACCTATAAAGTTCAAGCTCCTTATTACTTAACTAAGCTGGAGAATGGATTTCCAAAATCATATGTGTATGATCCTGGGGTATGTATTGAATATCCTAAGATAACAACACCTGGTGATTGTGGAAAAATTGTTGTACGAAGTGGTGGAAAAACGCAAATACAAATTGTAGGAATACATAAAGCTGCTAACCCTTATAAAAGTATTGCTTGTCCAATAACATTGTCTGATCTTAAAGCGATGAATTGTATCAATATACCACAAGATGTCTGTGATGTTTTACAAGCAGAGTCTGTTGGTTTTACTGAAGCATTTCTTCATAAAGAATATGATGATTTAGTGGAAAAGTATGTACATCCGATAGCAATATTGGATAAGGATAAAGCAGCTCGGTATCCCACTTCTACAAATATAATTCGTACTCGAGCTTATGATGCGGTTGTTGATGTGTATCCAAGCGTTAAGGAATATGTTCCTGCTATTATGCACCCTATAAATGGTGTTAGTCCAATGCAAATGCAAGTTGATAAACAATTTCAAAGTTACTGTGAATATTTATTACCGGAAGAATTGGAAGTATCAAGTAAATCTTTGTTAGATCACTTGACTTCAATTCCTCAAGGAAAATATGTTAAACATGGTAAGCTGAGTTTGCATCAGGCGATAAATGGTGATTCAGGATTGGGGTTGAATGGTTTAGCTATGAATACTTCTGAAGGATATCCATTTATTTGGCACCGTCCAAAGGGTGAAGCAGGAAAGAAATGGCTCATTGAGAGTAAATACGAAAATGGAATTACCTTTTATACAGTTCGACAGCCTGTATTGGAGCGTATTGAAAAGCTTGAAAATGATTATTGGAATAGAGCACCAATAGTATTTGTGAATGACCTATTAAAAGATGAATTACGTCCCAAGGAGAAAGCTTTAGCACTTAAAACAAGAATGTTTATGTGCTCAGACTTTGCTTGGAACATTGTGATTCGCAAATACTTTGGAGGCTTTTTGGGCTTTATATACGAGAATTGTACTCAGTTAGAGATATCTATTGGAATTAATCCACATGGTTATCAATGGACTGAATTGTATAATCGGTTATTTCCTAGAAATCAATTGCGTCATCGTTTTGCAGGAGATTTTGGTAATTATGATAAATCTCTTCCCTATCAATTGATAGAGGAGTCTGGACATATCATAAATAGGTGGTATAATGATGAATTTTCACATATACGTTCTTTAATTATTCGAGCTACATATAATACATACCATTTAAATGGTAACGTAGTATATCGAACGTATCAAGGAAATCCATCAGGTACGCCACTTACTTCTCTCATAAATTCCATGGTTAATTGTCTATTAATGCGAATAACATTTTATCGTATTATGGATTTTGTAGATGAGCCTTTAGAATTTAATGAGGAAGTAAGATTTGCCTGTTTTGGTGATGACAATATTGGAACAGTGTCGGATGCTGCTGTTAGTTTCTCTATGAGAAACATAGCTGCAGTTCTCGATGAGCTAGGGATGGAATATACTCACCCAGATAAAATTACCGATATTGAGGAAACCGTGCATTTAGAAATGTCAGAAATTACTTATTTGAAGCGATCTTTTCAGTTTAATTGGAAGGATAAGCAATTTGTAAGTGCGCCGTTGGAATTTGATTCAATTTTAAGATCTTTATGTTGGAGAGATAAGTCTTCTGCTTTATCAGAAACGCAACATATCAATGTTGTGTGTGATGATATAATGCGAGAGATGGTTCATTATCCGGTTGAAAAGTATCTTGAAGTTGAGAAATTTTTGCGTGATCTGTCTATCAATCATAAGTATTTAAATATTACTTTGAAAAGATATGATAGAGAACGATTAATAGCCAATATGGTTGGCCTCGATGTCTTCTTTGGAGGAGGGAAGGCAGTTACTTCACCAGCAATGGTTGTTCCTGAGAGTGGCAACTCAGGACATCAAAATTGCGTGGGTACACCTCATGATCTATTTAGATCAGCCACCCCCCAGTTCCTTGGTAGTACACATAGGACTGGTATAATAAAAAGTACTACTGATAACAATATTAAAATACAAGAAGTGAGCGGTGAAGATCAGGCAGCGGTTGATCAGGTCACTATAAAACAAAACATTGTCCATTTCGAGGACAAAGCTGCCATAGATTCTGAGGTTCTGGTTCCATGTGAGAAGGTTCCAGACGTTTCTTTCGGAAATACTGAAACGTTAGAGCAAGTGTTAGAACGACCAATTAGGGTTGGAAACTTCTCATGGACACCAGAAATGACTGCGGGAGAGTTTATTTACATTTTGGATTTTCCTAGCGCAATAATTAACCAATCGTCATTCATTAAAGATAAACTACGTGAATTTTCGTACTTGAGATGTGATATAGAAATTTCTATTCGTGTCAATGGTACGGCATTTCATTATGGTAAATTATTGTTTGCTTGGGATCCATGTATGAGATTTATGGATTTGGAATACAGACATGCTGTAAATAATATTTATTCTGCTTCTGGCAATCCATTTGTTTTGGTGAGTCCAACTCAATCCGAAACAATGGTATTTACAGTGCCGTTTGTATTTCCATACTATTATCTCATGTTGAATAGTCATGGAATGGATCGTATAGCGAATACATCAGCGTACCGTTCATTGGGTGGACTTAAGACTTATGTTTTAAATCCTCTCCAGCAATATAGTACGGCTCCATCTAATTCTGTAGGTGTATCCATTTATGCTCGCATGATTAATGTTTCGTTGCAAGGACCAGGCAATCTTCATGAATTTGAAGTTACTCCGTTGAAACCTCA